TTACGAGTCGTGCGAGTCCATTTTTAGCCATTCCTATAAGTTTCTCTAGGGGTTGATTAAACGTACTTTATAAGGGGGAGTTTAACGAATCGGGTATTTTCGACTCGTTCGACTCGTAACCGGTAATTCAGCCCGTTAATTTGCCAATTTGCTCCGTTGGCGCCCAATTTGGACTCGTACCCCCGGCGCGCACTGGCGGGCGGTGTGGCCGGGATCGGAAAAAATGTCGAGGGCGCGTCCCGGTTGCTAAATTACTGATCCCCGGCACAATGACCCCATGGCAATCGATCCCGCATCACAGCCGCTAACGGTCCTAGACCACGAGAAATTCGCGCAGGCATACGCGCGACTCGGCTCGTCTGCGCCTGCGTATCGGGAGGTGTACGACCCCGAGGGCGTGATGCCCAACACGACGGCATGGAGCCGCGGTTGCCTACTCGCCGCCCGCCGCGACATCACCTTGCGGGTGGGCTGGCTCCGCGCCGAGGCGCTGAAGGATTCGCAAATTCAGGTCGTCGAGCTGATGCACGACCTTTACGACATCATCACCGCCGACCCCAACGAGCTGTCGCGCTCGGTTGTCGTCAACTGCCGCCATTGCTACGGCGACGGCCACGAATACCAGTGGATCGACATCGCCGAGTTCGAGGCGGCTTGCGCGAACGTCGAGCGCGAGAACGAAGGCCGCAAGCGTCAAAAGAAATTGCCCGAGATTGCCGGCGGCTTCGGGTACGTGCGACACCGCGAGCCCAACGGCGTGTGCCCGGTGTGCTGCGGCGCTGGCGAGCTGCACGTGATCATCGCCGATACCACGACCCTTTCGCACAAGGCGCGCAAGCTGTACAAGGGCATCCGCGTGAAGTCCGACGGCTCGCGCGAGGTGTTGATGCACGATCAGATGGCCGCGCGCGAACAGCTGCACAGGTTGTTAGGCGCCAACAAAGACTCGTTGCAGCTGCCGGGCAACGTGCCCAAGCCTGAAGACATGAAGCCCGGCGCAGACGTGAACCGCACGTACCTGTCGATGATCGCGGGCGGGAAGCGCGTCGCGTGAACGCTGTCGCCGAGGCCGTAGCGGCCGCGCTGCGCCCCGAAGAGGCGTTGAACTACCGCACGCCCGATTACGACCCCATCATTCGCGCTCGAATCGATCGCCTCTCGTGGCTTCGCAGCGGCACACCCGAAGAGCGAGCGCAAAAGCTAGCCGATCTGCGGGCGTTCTATGCCAAAGACGAGAACGCCGCGCAGTTCATCACCGATTGGTGCGTGACGGCTGACCCACGCAACGCCGAGCGCAACTTGCCCGTGATCATGCCGTTCGTGTTGTGGCCCAAACAACGCGAGTTCATCGACACGGCGATTCGTCATTGGCGCCGCACGGGCAACGCCGCCCAAGGGCTCGAAGTCGTGAAGAGCCGCGATCAGGGCGCCTCGTGGCTTGCCTTCGCCCTAGCTATTTGGCTGTGCCTCTTCCATCGCGACGTGAACGTGGGGTTCGGCTCACGCAAAGAGGAATTGGTAGACAAGGCGGGCGATCCGAAATGTCTATTCCACAAGGGCCGCACGATCTTGCGCCACCTACCCGTCGAGTTCGCGGGCGGCTGGAGCAACACCAAAACGTACTCGTCGCACATGAAATTGTTGATCCCGGACACGGGCTCGACGATCACGGGCGAGGCTGGCGACAACATCGGCCGCGGCGACCGTTGCGCGATGTACTTCGTCGATGAGGCGGCCTTTCTCGAACACCCCGACCTAGTAGACGCGTCATTGATCGCCACGACGAATTGCCGCATCGAGATGTCGTCGGTCAACGGCATGGCTAACAAGTTCGCCGAGCGCGTGCACAGCGGGAAACACGTCGTGTTGATGATGGATTGGCGCACCGATCCGCGGCGCGATGAGAAATGGTACGCCGAGCTATGCGACACGGCCGACCCGGTAGTGGTCGCGTCCGAATACGATATGGACTTTGCCGCATCGGTAGATGGGCAGATTATCGAAGCGAAGTGGGCACAAGCGGCCGTCGGCGCAGCGCGAAAGCTAGGGCTGAAGGTCAGCGGCGAGAAACGTTCAGCGTTCGACGTCGCCGACGACGGCAAAGACAAATGCGCTTGGGGCTACATGGAAGGGTGCGAAATCATGTACGCGGAGAGCTGGAGCGGCAAAGGCGGCGACACTCTCGACAGCACGCATCGCGTTTACAGGCTGTGCGACGAACACGGCGTGGGCATGTTCGTTTACGACGCCGACGGCATGGGCGGCCCAACGGTCAAGCCGAACTCGAAGGTCATCGGCGAACAGCGCGCAGCGTTCAAGCCACCGGCCAAGGTGATTGACGTCGTTGCGTTCCGCGGCTCCGGCGCGGTGTGGAAGCCCGAGGCGAAAGTGCCCGGCGCTCCCGATCGTCGTAACGAAGATTTCTTCGTGAACTACAAGGCCCAATCGTATTGGTTTCTGCGGCGCCGCTTTCTGGAGACGTACCGCGCCGTCAATGGCAAGCCGTACAACCCGGACTTGATCATTTCCATCAGTGAGGCGCCCGAGTTCAAAGAGCGCGCCAAACTACTCATGGAATTGAGCCAGCCGATCCGCAAGTTCAACACCAACGGAAAATTGTTAGTCGATAAGACGCCCGACGGGGCGGCGTCGCCAAACCTCGCCGACATGGTGATGATGTTGGCGGGTGCACCACGTCGCGGCGGGCTGCGCGTGAGCGATGGCGCCGCATCGGAGTTTGAGGCAATGGGCGCGGAATAAGCGCACCGCCGCAGCGTTGAGCCGATCCGTCTCGTTCATTTGCAGGACAGCTCCGGGGCGTGCCAGTACAACAGCTCATCGTGAATTCGTTCGAGCCTGTACACGCCCACGATATCCGGCCACGGCTTGACGTCCTGCGTCGCCTCCAGCTTCGACAGCGCGACGTCGCGCCCGTAGGCGATGTCCAACACGCGTTGAATGTCGCGCTCAGCCTCGTCATCGTCCGGCGGGCTCACGATGACAGCCACCCGCAGAACACGGCCCACGCTCCGCCGTAGAACGCGAGACGGGCTAGATAGGCCCGGCCCGACCAACCGTGAATGTTCATCAGCACGGACAGCGCCGCCCCGATGATCACCCCACCCAACATTGCGATTCCGCTATTCATTCGTGCCATTCTCCGTTGTGACGACCTTGCGCGGCCGCTGTAGAACCGTCTGTTTCGTGCCCTTGTATTCCTCGTGCGCCTTGACCGTGAACGTCGCTTTCACGCGGGCGCCTTTCTCGGCGAGGCGCACACCGCGGAACGTCAGGACGTTGCCGGCGGCGTCGTGCAACAGGTGCCAGTACACCGAGCGCGGCGGGAAAGTGTCGGTGTAGTCGCGGACGGTCTGCGCGATCACCGTCACCTCGACTTCGAGCGGCTTTCCGATTTCGCCGAGGTAGCTAGACGACTTGGCGCGGGCCTCGCGCTCGGCGTTCTGCGTCATGATCTTGCGCACCGCGGCCAACTGGCCGTCGGTCAGCGAGCCCCACTTGCCGACGTTGTGGTACATGTCGGCGAGGAAACCCGAGGCGTTGGCGTGCGGCGAGAGGAACGTGATCACGTCGCCGTGGGCGAGGGCGAACGCATTAAAGCGCTCTTCGCGCTCGATGGCCCAAACGCGCTGGCGCTCTTTGTGCTCGGCCTCACGCTTGGCGGCGCGGCGCTCCCGGGCGGCGGCGTTGCGCGTGTCGCGAATCGTCTTGTCGTGCTTCGCCTTTTCGGCCTTGAACCCCACGACGTCGGCGTTCGTCTTCGCCACGCAATCGCAACCCACCTTGAAGCGGCGCGACTCGTCGGCGTTCACGATCCAAAACGCGTACATGATCCCGGTCCCGCAGTAGTCGCACGACGTGCCGGGCTGGATCGGCGCGCCTTGGCACGCCTGATATTTCTCGACGGTCATCCCAACGCAGCGGAACGGAGCGGGGCCGAAGCCGGCGCGGGTGAACGGATGTGTTGCGGTGTTCATGGCTCGAATCATGCGCCCAAACGGTCTAGACTGCCTGTGATCCGATTCACAGTTTTGCATCGGGCCGCGCTATGCTCGGGCTCTCCGTCCCCCTGAACGCGACATAACGCCATGAGCAACACGCCCCCGGCCGTCACATCCCCCAAACAGTCACCCCGGCTCATCTTCGAGAATTTGCTGATGGCGCTCGCGATGGACATCAGCGCCGACGCGCCGCCGCCGGTGAAGCACATGGCGCCGAAGCTGCCGCCCGGCGTCGTGCCGCAGGGTGCGACGTTCGCCCTCGACAGCGCCGTGAACACCGGCATGTACGATTGGCTGAACTCGAACACTTATTGCGGGATGGGCTTCCCGGGCTATACGTACCTCGCCGAGCTGCAACAGCGCAGCGAATACCGCGCGCCCGTCGAGACCATCGCCAACGAGATGACCCGCAAATGGGTGCAGTTCAAGGGCGCCGACGAAGAGAAATTGCAGGAGCTAACTACCGCGTTCGAAGAGTTCGCGGTACGTGAGAAATTCCGCCTCGCCGCGATCCACGACGGCGGCCAAGGCCGCGGGATGCTGTACATCGACATCAAGGGCCACGACACGCCCGAGCGTCGAAAGCTGCCGCTGAAGATCGAGAAAGAAACGATCCGAAAAGGCTCGCTCGTCGGCTTTCAGAACATCGAACCGATGTGGTCAACGCCGTACGCGTACAACTCGACCGACCCCACAAAGCCCGATTTTTACCGGCCGAGCGCGTGGTACATCATGGGTCAGGAAACGCACGCCGACCGCCTCCTGACGTTCGTCGGGCGCCCGGTGCCGGACATCCTGAAGCCCTCGTACAACTTCGGCGGCCTCTCGCTGACGCAGCTGGTTCAGCCGTACGTGACCCGCTGGCTCAAGACCGTGGACAGCGTGAATCGCTTGCTGTCTAACTTCTCGATGACGTTCCTCAAAACGGACATGGAAGGCACGTTGGCCGGTCAGGCTGGCGCGAATGAAGCGCTCGTGAATCGCCTCCGCGTGTTCGCCGCGCTGAAGGATAACCGCGGGATCGCGGCCATCGACAAAGACTCGGAAGACTTCGCGCAGATCAATACGCCGCTGTCGGGCCTCTCGGAGTTGCAGGCGCAGGCGCAAGAGCACATGGCGGCCCCGACGCACATCCCGCTCGTGTTCCTGACGGGCATCACGCCGTCGGGCCTCAACGCGTCGAGCGAAGGCGAGATAAAGGTTTTTTACAACTGGATCAGCGGCGAACAAGAAAACTTTTTCGAGGGGAACTTGCGCGTCGTGTTCGAGCTGATTCAGCTGCACCTGTGGGGGGAAGTTGACGACTCGATTTCGTTCGAGTGGGTGCCGCTGGATTCGGCGACCGACGTCGAGCAAGGCGTGATCCGCAAAGACGACGCGGCGGCCGGCGCGGCCTACGTCGCGAACGGCGTCATCTCGCCCGACGAAGAGCGCGAACGCCTCCGCACGAACCCCGACAGCGGTTACACGTTCATCAAAGGCCCGGCGCCGACGCCACCCCTCGAAGACGAGGCCGCGTTGGGCGAGGCTGGCAAACAGCTCGACCACGAGCGCAGTCAGGCGGATGCCGAGACCGCGCACGAGCGTGCGAAAGAGATGGCGAAGATCGAGGCGAAGAACAAGCCCAAGGGCGCGCAGGATTCGGCCGGTATCATGCGCAAGCTGTTGCGCCTGATCGGGCTCGACGCGTGGAACGAGGCCGCACATCCGCGCGACAAAAACGGTAAATTCGGAACTGGTTCACAGTCCGAAAACGACGACCCGGATACAGTCACGCCCATGGAAACCGAATACGAGCCCTCCGCCGAGTACAAAGCCGCCAGCGCGAAGCACAGCGCCGCGGCCCGCGCGTTCAACGAGGTGACGGCGAAGTACCGCGCGGGCAAGGTCGGCGACAAAGAATACTTGGCGGCCCGCGCCGAGTTCAAAAAGGCGGATGCGGAATTTGACGCAGCGTACGCGGCCGAACAGGAACGCGACCACGCGGGCGAGGCGCGAGCCAAGGCCGAGTCCGCCCACGCGCGCGAGCTGGCGAAACAAGGCGACTTGTTCTGATGTTCGCGCTCATCCTGCGGCGCCGGCCGAATGGCCTTTGGCAGCTCACCGCGCTGTACAAAGATCGGCGCGGCCAAACGGTCGTGTCCGGGAGTTGGCACCGCGAGCGCGAGCACGCAATGCCCGACGTCCGCGCCTCGTTGGCGTGAGGCGCCCGGGCGTTGTACGATGGGGCGGACTGTCCCCATCCAATCCCCGAGGCTATCCCCATGCGTCGTTTACTTGTTGCCGCTGCGCTCGTGCTCGCGGCCGTCCCCGCTCTCGCTGACGTCCTGTACATCACCGAGTTCAAGGGCGCCCCGCCGAACTCCGTGTACTATCAGGCCGCTACGCCTCCCGCGCTCGCGAATCAGGCGGTCAACATTACCCCGAACTCGTCGGTCCAGTCGGCCGCGTTCAACAGCGCGACCGGGCTCATCCGCGTTCAGTGCGCGGCCACGTCGCCCGCGGTCTGTAACGTGCAGATCGGCGGCACGAATCCCACGGCCGGCGGCACGTCGATGCGTATGCTCGACGGGCAAACCGAATACTTCGTGGTGAAGGCTGGCGACAAACTGGCCGTGTATCAGGCCGGGCCGCTATGAAAATCCTGATCGCGCTCGTCGGGTTCCTCGCGAGCCCGGGTCAGCTGATGGGGCCGCCTTCGGGCGCAGGCTCCGGCGCCCCGCCGCCCGTCTCCCCCTTCGCCATCACGACCGAAAACGACGAGCCCCTAACTACCGAAGGGGCGTCGATTCTCTACACCGAGGCCGCACCATGAAACGTTTATTCCTCTCCGCCGCGCTCGCTCTTTTCGCGACGTCGGCATTCGCCCAAACGAAGATCAGCGAACTCCCCGCCGCGGGCGCGCTCACCGGCACCGAAGAGGTGCCCGCAGTTCAGGCCGGAAGCACCGTCAAGACCACGACGCAGGACATCGCCGACCTTGCCGCGGCCACCCCCGGCGGATCGACGACGCAAGTCCAGTACAACAACGCGGGCGCGTTCGCTGGCGATGCCGGCATGGTGTACAACGCCTCAACGGACACGCTGACGTTGCTCGGCAACATCAACGTGAGCGGGACACAGATTTTCCCGAACGGTTCGCAGGCCACGCCGACCACTGGCGGAACTACGAACATGGCCGCCGGCAAGCGTTATTTGTACATGACCCCGGCCGGAACGATCGCGACGTACACGGTCAACCTACCCTCGTCCCCGACTGATGGACAGGTGACGGCCCTATTCACGACGCAGACGATCACGGCCCTAACTATCGGCGGACAGGGCGGCAACACGGTGACGACGACCGTCGGGACGCTGCCGGCGAATACCGGCGTCGAGTTCATGTATTTCTCGAACGTGTGGCGGCAGACGACGGGCGTCGTCAACCTGACCGGCGTCACCGCAACTTCGAGCGGCGTCACGATCGGGTCGGCGACGGGCGGCGCGCAGGGTGCGGGCTCAATCAACGCACAGGCGCTATACGTCAACGGCGCGGCCGTTCCTTCGGGCGTCGCGATCACTACGGGCACGTTCACGGCCACGTGGGAAACGGCTTGTACCACGAGCCCGACGCAGAATTGGAAGTGGATCAAAGTCGGCTCGCTCGTCACGTTGACCGCGCTTCAGGGGTTCTCTTGTACCAGCGACAGCACGACGTTCACCGCCTCTTTTGCGCTTCCCGCGGCTATTCGCCCGGATGCGAGTCAGCGCGTCGTCGGCCTCGCCGTGACGGACAACGGCACCGCCGACGTTCAGTTGGCGTGCCTGCACGTCGAGCCCGACGGCTCAATGTCCGTTCGCCGATCCTCGACCGCGCCTTGCGTGGGCTCGCCATTCACTACCAGCGGGACGAAGGCGTTCACGATCCAGTCGGACCCGTCAGGCGGCGGCGGATCACCGCAGGGACCGCAGACGTTCACATATGACACGGACGTGATTCCGTAATTGACATCCCTGTCAGTTTCCGCCTACTCTCATCGCACGCAAGGCACTAAGCGTTCCCAATGCGGGAGAAAGCGTCCCGCCGGCCCCTAGAAGTAAAGGGCCGGCGTCTCCCCCTCCTAACAACTGTTCCCGGGGGAACACATGGACCCGATCTTGTACGTTCTCGCGTGGCTCGTTATCAACTGGCCTTGGATCATCGGCGGACTGTTCCTCGTTGCGTGTGCCCTCGTCGGTTGGTCGGCGTGCCACATCAACAAGACCCCCGAGCCCAAGGTGAAATCGATCGACATGATCGACGAAGAGATTCGCGCCGAGCGTCTTCAGCTGCACAACACGTCGCGCGATTACGCCGACCTTCAGTTGCGGAACGGGCTCGACTCCTACCCTCGGGCGTTCGTCGATGCCATGCTGTCTGCGGCCTTCCGATCGGGTGCCAAATGGCAAGCCGACCGCGATCGATGAATGGCGGTCCCGGTCGCAATCCGCCGCCGCGCCCGCGCAAATATGACGAGACCGAGTTGCGCATGATCCGCGCCGGGCTCGCTGAACGGGCCAAGGCCCGTTACATCAAACGGACGCGCGGTGTAGGCTGATCCCATGGCGAAGAAACCCCCAAAGACGGCCGCGGCCGTGCACCCGAACGCAGGCGTCGAGGCGTGGTATCGCCGCGAGCTGGAACAGCTCATTGTGAAGATGTACCGCGACCTGTACGCGCGCGTGAAGCTGGTTTGGGAGGGTGAGCCCGAAGCAACGCACGCGATGGACGCCCCGAAGAAACCGCCGCCGATGGACCTACTTCAGCGCGCAATGAACAAATGGGGCGGCCTTTGGGTGAAGCGCATCGAGAATTTATCCGAGCGCATGGCCGAGGAATTCGCCAACAAAAACCGTAACGTCACCGACGCCGCCGTGAAACGCTCGTTCGCGAACGCCGGCCTAACTATCAAGTTCCGGCCCACGCGCGCGATGATCGAGGGTTATAAAGCCGTCGTCGCCGAGAACGTTTCGCTGATCAAGTCCATCCCCGCCGAGGCGCTGAAGAAAGCCGAGGGCGAGATTTACCGCGCGGTCACGAAGGGCTCGGACCTTGCCACGCTCACCGAGAAGTTACGCGACGGGTATCAGGTCACGTACAACCGCGCGGCGCTCATCTCGCGCGATCAGAACAACAAGGCGAAAGCCGTATTCGAAGCCGCGCGCCGCAGCGAGGCGGGAATAACCGAAGCCGTGTGGATGCACAGCCACGGCGGAGCCGAGCCCCGTCCGTCGCACGTGAAACTCGACGGCACGAAATACACGATCGCGAAGGGCGCGTGGGATTCACACGAACAGGCGTGGATTCAGCCCGGCGAGCTGATCAATTGCCGATGTGTTTCGAAGGCCGTTCTACCGTTCTCGGAGTAGATAGTGACAAACGTCGTCGATAAACTCTTTGAAGTCATCGCGAATTGCTTTTTCTTTTTCGTGCCCTTCGTGGTGATCCGCCATTACGAGCGCGGCGTGCTGTTGCGCTTCGGCAAGAAACTGCGCGTCATCGAGCCGGGCTTTCATTGGTGCCGGCCCTTCAACATCGACGAGGCGCTGAAAGATAACGTCGCCCCGCGGACCTTCCGCCTCGTCGCCAACCTAACAACCATCGACGGCCGCGCGGTGACGGTGGCGATCGTCGTCACGTGCCGGATTCGCGACATCGAGAAAGCATTGCTCGAAGTCGAGAACATGGACAACGCGTTGCGCGACTCGTGCCACGGGGTCTTGTTCCGTTACGTTACGTCGCATTCGTGGGACTACTTGCGCGAAGTGCAGGGCACCGGCAACGAGAACGACGAAGACGACACCGGCCCCGAGGAACTGTACAAAGGTTGCCGGCGCCGGGCGTTTCGGTGGGGCGTCGAAGTCATGCGCGTGCAGCTCTCCGACCTTGCGGTGTCGCGCTCGATTCGATTAATTGCTGACGAACCATTGATTCCGACGCACGCCGAATGATACGTTCCGTTTCTATCCACTGACACAGGTGTCAACACAATGGCGACGAAGACGAAAAAGGGCCTCGAAGAATTCCGCGCGACGTTCGATCCGAACGTGATCATCCCCAACAAGATTCGCGAGGGCCTGAAGGCGCTCGAAAAGTCCGACGGGGCCGACGGGTGGGACGAGGAAATTCACTTTCTGCGCCGCGCCGGCATCAACGCGCAGCAAGTCGCCCCGCACCGGGACGCGTTCAAAGGCCACATTGTCGAGGCCAAAAAGCCCGGCGGTCGCGTGGTGAACGTCTGGTTCGTGGACGTGAAGAAAGCCGCCGAGATGCGCAAAGCCCTCAACGGCTGATAAGCTGATACACCCCGCGGCCCACATGGGCCAGCCGCAAGGCGCAACGCCCGGTGTTACCCCGGGACAGGCCGCGGGGTTCCGCCCCTAACTACCGGTGATGTATGCCGAAGACAATCGAAGAATTCCGCGAGAAGTTCGACCCCGCCTATTTGCGGCAGAACGTGAACACGGTGCTCCGGCGTGATCTGCCGGCGAAGGCGAACCGGTTCATCATCACCGCCGCGCAGAACGGCACGCCCGTACACTCCGAGTTTTGGGGTTGTTTGCTGGAGGCGGCCAAGTACCTGAACGCGGAAATCCTCGTGATCCCGCTCCGCTACAAAAACCCGACGAGCCAGTTCACCGGCTCGATGATGAACGCCGAATGGTGGGCACCGGAATGCACGCCGTACCTGTGGAACCAGCGCCACCGACTCAACCAGAATTTGACGCTCTTGGCCGACATCAAATGTCAGCCGACCGCCGTCGATCCGCTCGCCGGCATGGACGGAGTGAGCGGCGATTTCTCCGGCATCCTCGGCCACACGAAATTGCGCCTCCGCTCGGTGCCTACGCCGCACGGCAAGATGGCGAAGATTCTCACCACGACCGGCGCGTGCACCGTCGAGAACTACAGCGACACGCGCGCGGGCAAGGTCGGCGAATTCCATCACAGCTTGTCCGCGGTGCTCGTCGAACTCGACGGCCCGATGTTCCACCTTCGTCAGCTGCATTACAGCGCGAAGGTTACGCCGCGCGTCATTGATCTGGATCGCGCGTATCACCCGAACCACGCCGAGCCGGCGCCGCGCGCGATTGCCGTCGCCAAGGGCGACACTCACGTGGATTTCATCGACCCCACCGTGGACGAAGCCACGCACGGCGCGGGCGGATTACTCGATGCGGTTCGGCCGCAATACCTGATCGAACACGACTTGTTAGACGGGTACTCGTGCAACCCTCACCATAAGGGGAGCGTGTTGAATGCGGTCGCGAAGCGGCTCGCCGGCCGTGATTGCATCCGCTCCGAGGTGAACCGTGCAATCGACTACGTTCGCGCTCGTGTGCGCCCGAAGATGACGACCGTCGTCGTCGGCTCGAATCACAACGACTTTTTGGGGCGTGCCATTGCGGTGTGCCTCGAACAAGGGTTGGTGAAGTTCGGCGCGGTGAACGTCGAATTCATCTTGGAAACGGCGTTGATGCAGGTCAAGGGCACCTTGTTGAATCCGCGCAAGGGCACCGAGTACCCGGACGCGTTTAACTACTGGCTCCGCCGCGCGAAGATGTCAGCCGTCCGTGCGATGGACATTGACGAATCGCTGTTGTTAGGTGGCATCGAGCACGGGATGCACGGCAACCTCGGCCCGAACGGCGCCCGCGGATCGGTGCGCAACCTCGCGCGCATCGGCGTGAAGAGCGTCACCGGCCACGGCCATGCGCCCGAAATCTTCGAGGGTCACTATCGCACCGGGACATCGACGTTCCTCAAGCTGGAATACAATCACGGCCCGTCGGGTTGGCTCAACACGCATTGCGTTACGAACGCCGATGCGAAACGCCAGCTCGTCACGATCGTGAACGGCAAATTCCGGTTGTGATCACCGAAGGTCGGAAGGCTATCGTACTCATCGAAGGCCCGACGACGCCGGTCGAGCTGTCGTTTCTGTTTTCGCATTTCATCCAACATTATGTGAGAAAGAACGGAAATACGCCGTTGACTCATGTAGAAGTTCTCGGAGCGCTGGAGCACGCGAAAGCGGCTGTCGCGCATCATCCCGGCAACCTTGGAGCGTCTAACTAATGCCGTACATCAACAAGGGGATACGTGACGCCATGGCGTCCGAAGAGCGTCCCACGGCCGCAACGGCCGGGGAACTGAACTATCTGTTCACCCTCTTGGCGATCGAATACATCAAAGCCAACGGCCTCAACTATCAGCGCTTGAACGATGTCGTCGGCGCACTCGACGGCGCGAAGGCGGAATTTCAGCGGCGCGTCGTCGCGCCCTACGAAGACACAAAAATTCGTGAAAACGGCGATGTCTATCCCCCTGAACTGTTAGGAGTCTAGCTACATGTCGAAACGCTATTACTTGGCGGGACCGATGTCCGGTATCCCGCAATTCAACTTCCCGGCGTTCGATGCCGCTTGCGCGCGACTTCGCGCCGCCGGCTTCGACATCGTTTCGCCGCATGAGCACGACACGCCCGAGACGCAGAAAGCGGCCCGGGAATCGGTCGATGGCGCGCCGATGCCCAAAGAGTCGGGCGCCGAGACGTGGGCGGAATGCCTCGCTCGCGACGTCGTGTTGGTCGGCGACGTGTGCGCCGGGATCATCTTTCTCCCCGACTGGATCAAGAGCCGCGGCGCCAAATTGGAGGCGTTCACGGGTTTGTTGACCGGGAAGCAATTCGCCGTGTACATCGGCCACGAGGGCGCGGAGCCCGTCGAGTGGATCGGCGCCACGGCCGTGCGTGAGGCGCTACGGGCGAACATGCCATGAGCACCGACACCAAACCGACCAACCCGAAAGACCGCATCGCGGGCACCAAACTACCGTGCGGCCTCGCTCCCGATACGGCCTCGATCGGCCTCGCTCTCGCGTTCCTCGAAGGCGCGTTGAAGTATGGCCGGTATAACTGGCGCATCGCTGGCGTGCTCGCCTCGGTGTACAACGACGCCATGGAACGCCACCGCAAGAAATGGTGGAACGGTCAGAACGCGGACCCGCTGACGAAGGTTCACCATCTCGACAACCTGATGGCCTGTGCGGCGATCCTGCGCGATGCCGAGGTGTACGGCATGTTGAACGATGACCGCCCGCCGTGCCCGGACCCGGACGCGATGGCGAAGTTCATCGACAACTCTTCGTCGATCGTCGTGCACCTGAAAGAGCTGTTCAAAGAGCACAGCCCGCGCCAATTCAAAATCGGCGACCTACCGCCGGGCATGGAAGCGGTGTTGCGCGAGGCGGCCGATCAGACGATTCAGCGCGGCGCGGTCGAGATGGCCGCGGCCACGCGTGCGGCTCGTGCCAAGGCAAACCGTTCGCGCAGAAAGCCGAGCGGGCCTATCTACTCGGCGAAGGGACGAGTGAACCGCAAATGAAAATCGCGCCGGGTAGAATCCTCGCCATTTCCCTCCTGATGGTTTGGGTTCTACCCGGTTGCGGTGTCCTGCGCCCCGGCATTCCCGACGCCGACCCACCATTTCCGCCGCCGCCGAAGCGCGAGCCGTGCGAGGTGTGGGTTACGCAGTTTCCCGAGCGCACCGCGCGCTGTATCTCCCGCGAGCACGCCACCCGCGATTTGTGCCGCGCGACCCCGAATTGCTCCCCGTACTGATTCGAGACATAATCGGGGGCATGTCCCGCCCCGCCATCCAACTCCCCGAAATCGCGATGGATCGCCGCACCATCGATCAGGACGGCCGCTTGCGCGTGCCGAACTGTCGAATCTCGAAGGCGAACGTTTGCCCGTACTACGGCCGCGAAATCCCCGGAGCCGCGCGACTCGGGCTCGATCCGAACGCCGTTTATTTCCTGTACCGCGACCCGGAAGAACTTCGCAAAGCCGCGGAATCCTTCGAGCAATTGCCGCTGTTGATGGTGCACATCCCGGTGACGGCCGAGGCTCCGAGCGTCGATGTCGTGTGCGGAACGGTCTCGAACATCCGGTTCGAATACCCGTATCTCGTCGGCGATTTGATCGTGTGGCGGAAAGATGCGATCGACAAGATCAACAGCGGCGAGACCGAAGAGCTGTCGAGCGCGTATCGCTACGAAGCGATTTTGCAGGCCGGCACGTCGCCGGAGGGCTTGCGTTATGACATCAAGATGGCTAGCCTGTTAGGAAATCACGTTGCACTTGTTGCTGAAGGCCGAGCGGGCCCCGACGTAGTGGTAGCGGATTCCATACCGAAGGAAATCACCATGCACTTCCGAAATTTTCTCGCCAAGCTGAAAGCCGCTCTCGCGCCCGACGCGCCGGCCGAAGCCATCGTGGCGTGCGACGCCGCGCTGACCGCCGAACTCAACGCGCTCGACGCGGAGTTGGACGACGACGAGAAAAAGGCCGCGTGCGATGCGTACGCGAAAGATAAGGGCATTGCCGCCGACGCCCTCTCGGACGAAGACAAGACCGAAGCGCTCCGCCGCGCTGCGGCCGACAAGAAAGGTCGCGCGCGTGACGCTGCGATTTCTGTCACTCCCCCGGCGCCGAACTCACTCACCGGCATGGACGAGGCCACCGTGAACGCGAAGGTCGCGGCCGCCGTCGCCACCGCTCGCGAGGGCTATGTGCTCGCGACCGATGCCGCCACCGACACCGCCGGCAAAGTTGCCGCCGCTCGCGCCGAAGGTGAAGCCTCGGCCCGCGCGTTGTTCGACGCTCGCGCGCTCGTCGCGCCGAAGGTCGGCGACGTCGTGAACATCGACACCGCCGAAGGCGTGTTGCGGTTCGCGCTCGATCACCTGAAGGTCGATCACAAAGACATCCCCGCGTCAGCGCTGACCGCGCTGTACAAGGCCGCGGCCACAGCTGCGCCGGTTGCGCCGATCGCGACCGATGCGAAGCCGGCCAACGTCACCGAACTTTTCCCCGTCAGTCACATCCGCCGGAGCTAATTCCATGTCTCTCACTCGAAACGGTTTCCCGTCGTTCGTCAACACGAACAACCCGCCCGGCATCGTCGGCAACTTTGCCTCCATGAATCCGCGCGCGAATGTCGTCGCCGGTCCCGGCGCCTTGCGCGCCGCGTCGGGGGTGTCGTTCTTCGGCACGAAAAACCCGATCGTCGGCAACTTCGCATGGGTTCTCGCTGGCCTCGCGTATAGCGAAAAGCCGGCCGGCTCGAACCTCAAGATCG